GGTCACGGAGAAGAGCCTGCATTCCCTCGTGCAGGGCTGTATTTCGCTCTGCTTCGGCTTTTTGTCTTTTGGTAAGCTGACGATAGCCCCAACCCAAAAAGGCGGATATGGCTAAAAACAGCCACTCCACCCAGTGTAAAAAAATGTACTGTACAATGTCTGTCAGCATTACAGTACCTCCTGTCAATTTTTAGTCATGCTTACAGTTATTGTGTCCCGGGCCACCCTCCTTATGTCCAGACTGGACAATATGGGGCTTTCCAGGAGTTGCAGGCTTGGTGTACTCATGTCCCTCTCCAGTGCTTAATACCTGGTTTTTCAGCGGCTCGCTGTCTTTTCCTACTGCGGGGCCTGCGTTTACATACGGGGTTTCAGATTTGTGTTTGATACTCATGGTTTATCCTTTCTGCCGCGTAACGGTGCGGCGCCGTGATATGTTAATGTTATGGTTACTCTAAACGGATACGGGTGATATAACCCCCATCGCGACCGCCAAATTTCATATAACTTCCTGCATTGATATAACTTGATTGGGTAATATCAATTACCATCTGTTTCTGCGGAACGATATTTCCGGATTCATCGCTTTCTTTGTATCGTATTACCCCGCCTGAGTCAAAAATTGCAAAGTTTGATTTTCCTCGGCTTGCAGGTCCATAAAACCCCCCTTCAAAAATCATCTTTGTATATGAACGAACGTCCACTGTTTTTCCAAATTTCAAAAATGCTCCGTAATCGCTGTTCGGGTCCTTGTAGCTGCTATCTGTTGGACCTGCGGATGATGTTTTAATGAAATATATTCGGTTGTTCTCAAACCGCGCATAGGCCCCATATATTACAAATCCGTTTGCATTTGCGCCATTGTAATACAAATCGGTGGCAACGGGCACCCAACCCTCAAACGTACCAACCACTGAACTTCCATCCGGAAAAGTAATGCGCTGACCCTTTTTTATGTAGGCTGCTGGAATACTGATGGCCGGAACTGTGATGTTGCCCAGCATGTATTTTTGATAGACATACGCTGTTTTCTGTGTGGTTCCGGGATTCAATGTCAGTGCTGTCTGTGTTGCAGCAGAAACCTTTCCCTTCCCGCTGTGATGTCCGGCAGGAATTGTTATGGAACCGGACGTTCCCAGGCTTCCATTCCATTTCCCGCGTTCCGGCATCGTGCCCGTGTATTCAACACCGTCATTATTTGTAAATGTCTTTCCGGCCAATACGTCCGCTGCTCTCGCGGTTCCGCTCCCCAGCACAATCTTTTTGATATTTTCAGCCATTTCCGCAAAACTGGCCGTTGCCGCGGTAGCTACTTTTTTTGCAGTGATGGCTGCGGCAACCAATGTTTTTCCATCACTGACAGATTTTTTTAGGGATGCCATATCCTCTGACAGACCGTTTACTGCCTTGTTGGTGGCATTGATATGCTCAGCTGTGAACAGATCGCCTTCCTGACTATAGACCGTCACGTCCTGAATCTCAGTATTTCCCTCGCCGTCCTGAGATAGCTTATATTTCCTGTTACCCTCAAAAATATCATCCTTGAAATCTGTTTTTAATGCCATGTCTTACCTCCTGTTTCCCAGCATCTTCCGCCCCAGATGAAAGCCTAACCGCCTCTGCCCTGATATCATACTGTCATACATATCTCCCAGATCCTTTAGTATCTGCTCAATATCATTGGCCTGATAGATGTTATCGTATGTGATCTTTACCGGAGTTGGTGGGGTACTGGACTTTACAAAATATGCCGCTCTTACCTTTTTGATATTTTCGAGCAGTCGGGCCATTTCCGCATCTGTACGGTAGTCCTCCATCTTCCATTCCTTGGTTTTTATATCTACACCAAACCGCTGTGCCAGAAGAGCACAGGCCTGTTCCACCCGGTTAAGGCAGATATAATCTGCATAGACCTTATCCAGATCTGCCGCAAGGTCCGCACTAGTCCGGTCTGTAATCAGTGTATCCAGCACTGTACTCATCCCACTGTCACCTCCGCTGTGATTTTTCTCCGTGAAAATTTCATATCCAGTTTCCGGATCATCCCTTCCATTGTGCCTTTAAATCCCGTTGTTACCCGAACCCGATTCCCAAGTTCCTGATCGTTGATAACCGCCCGGAAGCTGACACTCTCATTATTGCTGTAGTAATCATATACCCTGTTTAATACTACCTGCGCATTTTCCATGGTGACAAGAGTTGCTTCTTTTACCTCAGCAATATTTTTATTCTGGGTGATCTTTGGATTCTCTTTCAAGAGTGTAATCGTGTTATGGTTATATCTAAGCCCCGTTAAGACAACCTCTCCGCCATTGGAAATGATATACGCATAGTTGGCCCCATGCTTTTCTATAGTACCGCCTGTGATCGACAGACTATGATACGGTTCGGAAAACTCCAGCTTAGTTTCTCCTGTTAAGCTTCCCTTATACAGCTCTGCTGACTCCTGACTTGGCGTATAGCTATGTGCATACAACCGGATTCCCGTCACCATTTCACTGTGATCCACAGTAAGGCCCAAAAAGATATCCCGTCCAGTAAATTCTGCCGTCACCTCTGTCTGCTCCGGATATACATACAGCTGGCGGTCATAGCTTGTATCTACCAGAGCGCCAACTGCAAACGCAAGCTGCTGCAGAGCGCTGCGTTTACTGGTAACAGGTAAATATCCGCTTATTCTGGTCTCCTTATAGGCATCATCTAAAAAATATGCAATACCTTCACCTTCCATAATGTTGTCCAAAATCTCAGACACCAACATATTTTCATAGATTCCACCCATGAACGGATTGTTATCCAAAATCCCGACCGCATCCTGTGTCTCCACTGAGTACCGTTTTTCCCCGATCTGTTTTCCGTCCTTAAGGTAATAAATCCCCAGGATCGCCTCGTCAAAATACAGGGTCTGTTTCTGCTTTTTCTGGAACTCAAACGCATACTCTGTTTTACTCCGGATCGTATAATCCATTGTATTTATACTGACCTCTTCTGAAATTGAATTGAGTTCCATCAGGCAGTTAATATCCTCTATTTCATCATCCTTAAATACCCGGATCAGCCCCCATATAATATGAGTTAAAAACACATTACGATATGGTTTGCTGGTTTCCAAAAACGTAATAACTACTTTATTGTAATAATCCACTACTCCGTAACAGAAATAATTATAACTGTCCGGTTCATAATCCTGGTCCTTTAACAGTTCTTCGTCACGATACCATTTTATATTGATTCGGCTACACCGGTCTTCTGTATAATCATTAAATCTCAGCGTAATCCCAACGCTGGAATAATTCTGGCTGAAAGAAAATGTGATTGCAGGCGGTACTATGAATGCACCCTCAGGGCCAGATATACTGTCGCTTACATACCCCATCTCTTCCAGCTGATCCGGAGCGTTGGAATAACCTCCGTCCATCTTTGCATAACGCGGCAGGCACAGTGCATAATCCGGAAACTCAACTCCCTCTTTTAAATCCTGCAAATCTACATAATAATCCTTGTCCAGTGTCTCTGCGGTATTATTCTCTGTTGCTCCCAGAGCGATATCGTCATAAACGATTTTCAAGCCGCCTGCATCCGTCATCCTTTGGTTTTTAATAACAGCCAGCCATAGATAACGATAGGGTCTGCTGCTTTTAAGGAATGTAATTACAATCTGATTGAACAGCGGCACTTTGGTCCGACAGAAATATTCTGTCCCGTCCGGCTCAAAATCCTGCTCATGCACCAACTCTCCGTCCTTATTCCATCGGATCTGAATACTGGATGCATAGTCACCACTCAATCGGTTAAAAACCAGATGTATGCCATTGCTTGTCTTTAAGCGGTCAAATGTCACCATGATTACCGGAGGATTCTCAAACCTTCCATCTTGGCCGCTAAGGGCTGTACTGATGTAACCATACAGCCCCTTTTCTATCTGGTCTGGAGCATTAGGATAGTTGCTGTCCATTTTTGCATACCTTGGAAGACACAGAGCATACGGTGGGAGCTGCTGCTCCATATTTGCAAGATCCTCAACTGACGCATATGGCTGCTGCCCGTTGCTCTCCACCCTAATATCCCATTTCATTTCCTATCGCCTCCTCTGCGGTTCCATTGCCGTGAAATTCAATGACAGGCCATCCATTCCCCACAGGTTCTTTCCGTTCCGGATACGGAGCTTGTCTTTGCCCTGTGTAACGTATGCGCGAAAGGTTAATGTCTCCTGTCCATATGGGAACGTCATTTCGTGGCTATCCGCATTGGGATCCGAAACAGCGTCATAAAATGCATCATAGGAGGCTGCGTCCCCATCTTTTGGGTATACCTTCATGGCGTAATTATAAAACGTGCCGATCACATCACGTTCCATAGTATAGTCCATGGTGCGCCCTGACTGATCGGTATCTGTCACTGCAAAACTACGTTCCAGGGAATCGGCCTCCACTTCCACGTTATACGCTCTGCCATCCATTAAAAATACACTGTCCGCCATCAGGTTCCTCCTATCACTACCAGGCTTACGCCTCTACGCGCCGCCTCACGGTCAAGCTCTGGCTTTAATGCTCTTGCCAGTGCCGCCATACTCCCAGTCAGATTTAATACAATCTGGATCGGCTGGCTGCCGTCCCTCTGCATCCGGCTAAGTAATGCATCAAGCTTTGCAATCAGACTGGATAATACCTCTTCCTCTTCGTAGGATTTGTCCCGCATAGATGCAGACATATCACCTGCCCGCGGCGGTACAATGCTTCCGCTTGCCATCTTAGGCAGATGCGAAACCGCATTAGGAATATCAATCCCTACGGGCAGCTGGATCTGTACGCCGTCAAATACATCCATAACACCATCCAGCCAGTCCTGGACAATACTACGGGACGATCTTGCCATATCAGCGATTCCGTCGTTGAATCCACGGACCACATACTCAGCAATGCTGTAAAACTCTTTTGAGGGAGAATTGATATCAAACTCTTCTTCAGCTTCTTCCATTGCCTCAGCCGCCCACTTCCGGATCGCGTCCTTTGCCATGTATGCAAAATCACTGATACCATTTGCAAAGCCCTCATTGATCCGCTTTGCCATGTCGTAGAATGCTGCATACATTCCTCCGGTTCCCTGAGGATCACCGTCTCCCCAGAACCATTCCCTGACATTTCTGGCCCACTTTTCTACAGGCCCCTGTGTTTCAGAATGGCTGCCTTCTATTTTGGTTTTAAATGCCTGGATAATAAGGTCTGCGAATTTCGTCCAGGAAAGTTCATTTACCCCCTGGTTTTCATCAACACCCACGAACCACTTCCTTACGTTTTCGGCCCATGTTTCCATTACTGTCTGGGACTGGGTATAATTCTTCCTTACGGTATTGTTAAATCCTGACATAATGCTGTTGGCCCACTTCTTGGATTCTGTAGAATCCCCTGTTCCGATTCCAAACTTTTCTGAAAACCAGTTTGCCACGCCGGAAGCCCATGACTGTACCACATTCTGGGAAGCAGTCTGTTCGCTCGTCACGCCCTGGTTAAATCCCTGCACTGTGTAAGAGCCGATTCCTGCCAGAACAGTAGACGGGCTATGGATTCCAAGAAGGCTCTTCAAGCCGTTCACAAATGGATCCGTAATGTTTGCCTTAATAAATGCTCCGGGATTTGAGAAAAACTCTTTAATACCATTACAGAAGCCATCCCAGAGGTACTGGCCCATTTCAGCCATAACGGTAGAAGGGCTGTGGATTCCGAATGCATCCTTAAATGCATTCATGAATGGAGTGAAAATATTATTCTTTATCCATGTACCGATAGATTTCATTCCATCCACAATTCCCATAAGGATGCCATCTACCACATTTCCTCCACATTCCTCTATTTTCTCTTGGAAGTAATTTTTAGCCCCTTCTACGCCATCAGAAAGCAATCCACCCAAGAAAGCAGCAAATCCGCCCAGCGCAGCCCCAATAACTGCAAAAAAACGGTTAGCCACTGTTGTCCAATCGATATGTTCTATCGCAGTTGCAATGCCTTCACCAAAAGCCCACCAATCTGTTTGAATAATTACAGTAAGGAGTGCATCCAAAATTCCAATTATTATATCGCTGATGGCTGTACCAGATCCGGCCCAATCAAATGTCTGGAAAAACGTACTTAGGCTCAAGGCGATTGAGCTACCGAATCCTGTCCAGTCAAACGTCTGAGCAAAATTTCCGGCAATAGCAAATAATCCACTTAATCCTGTAGCAAATAACAGCCCAAGCATTCCCCAGTCAATTTGTGATATGGTTCCATTAAGCCCATTTCCAATAGCCTGTCCAATCAATGGCCAGTCAGCAGTATCCACAAAACCATACAGACCCGAAATTTTTGCTTGGAAAAATGCTCCCAGAGTGGCTCCGAATAAATTCCAGTCAATCATAGCGACCATACCATTAAGCCCCGTTGCTAGAGCTGATCCCAGCATAAGCCAGTCAATCTGAGTAAGAAGCAGATATAGGGTATTTGCTAACGTATTGATCCCTGTACCCATCATGATACCAATCGAATACCAATCAATATTTGCGACCAGGCTGTTAAACAGCGTAGTAAATGCGGTCACAAATGCAGTGATCTTAGCGCCTACATTGTCCCAGCTTATATAGTCCGTAAACTTCTGGACTGAATTATTGATCTTCTGACCGATAAGCTGTCCAATACCTTCCCAATCTCCGGCCTGCCACAGTTCTTTCAGCTTATTTGCAAAATCACTGATTCCCTGATCGATTGCTACGGTTTCAAACATCTGTGAGGGATCTATACCTCCACCTGATCCACCAGAGGAGCCATCCGCACCTTCTCTTTGGATCTGTACCAGATCATCAAACGGGGCCAGTGCCTTTTTCGCGTCCTTTCCTGCCTGCTTTGCTGCGCCTCCGATCTTTTTCAGGCTAGCTGCATAATCCTGATTTACTTTTTTAGCTCGGACAAACGTACCTTTCCCGCCTAAAGCGGAGAAAAATTGATTTACATATCCTACCGCTGTAGCCAGGGCATTGATAAGCACTGTAATTGCTGGCACTACAAAAGACAAAATCGGTGCAAAAGCAGCCGCAAAACTGTTTTTGGCGTATGTCATACTTGATGTCAATTCCGACATGGCTTGATTGGCGTCTCCTGAATACTGTACTAGATTTTGCATTCCCTCTTTTACGCCCTGAACAACCGCGCGCATTGCCATACGAATGAGCATCAGCTTAAACATATTAGATAATTTTAAAATGCTCTTTGCTGCCTTATCGGCAGGCTTGGACAGTGCTTTTAAACTTGCCACAGCCGATTTTGCTTTTCCCGCAAGCCCTTTTCCAAGTGCTTTTCCGAATCCTGATATGACTCCTGACGCTTTGGAAAAACCACTCTTTACAATCCCTGGTATCTTGGAAATTTCTAACGATAATGCTTTTGGAATAAGAGCAAACGCTCTTGGCATATTTTTAAAGGCCCCGATTACAGAATCCTTAAAACCCACATACCTCTGCACCGTATTCTCTGCCTGATCGGCTCCGCTTGATATTGCCTGCCCTGCCTCTGCTGCATCCCGCTCCAGATCGTTCAATGCAAATCCCGCCTGCTGACCGCACATGTTAATTGCATCCGACCAACTGCGTATATCTTCTGCTGCTTTTCCAAACACTGCTGACATTGCTTCTGGATTATATCCCATATCGGATGCCGCTACTGGAACAGATACTGGGGCTGCGGTTGCCACATCAGCAGCAGAGTCCTGCATTGTATGCACGCTGATTGCATCCATCTGTTCTTGCAAGCTTTTTACTCTTTCTGTCGACCGATCAGCGGAACTGCCAATAGACTCAATTTCTTCTGATGCTTTCTCCGCTCCTTCAGCCACTTTCTGCATAGAATGCTCTGTGGCCCCAAAACGGGTTATAATATTAGAAGATAATTGATCCACTGCTTTTGTCAGCCTGTCCATCGCTTTACTTAATACTGAAATACCATCTTTGAATCCCTCTGTATTGATTCCTGTATCAAACCGCAGGCTTCCATCTGCTGCCATGCTCTCACCTCATTTCCGGGCATAAAATAAGACACCTTCCGGTGCCTAACCCAATAGCTTATTCCAATAATCAATCTCTTTCTGTTCTTCTTCCGTATACCGGTTCTTCAGATCACACAGCTTTTTGTTATTTCTGTAAAATTCCTCTTCCCATTTTTCCAACCGCTTCCCCTTGGCCTTTTTCTGGCGGATTCCCAGAACTGTAGAAAACGTTCCCTCCTCAATCTCCATGAAATACCCGGCAAATGTCCACCAGTGAAGATAGGGGACAGCTCGTGTTTCTATACCGGCTACTTTATTGACCGCAGGGAACAGGATCGCTTCATCCTGCTCCCAGTCCATCATCTTTTTAGCGGGTCTTTTGTCATCATCTTCCCTGCCGCAGTCCACAAACCATTTCGCCTGCAAGATAGCTTCCCCTATATGTTCTTGAGGAATCTGGCTGTATCCCTTCCTGTACAGCCTTCTTAGCAATATTTCAAGCTTTTGGGCGGCTGTCAGATCCGGATCTGTACAGGCAGACAGAAAAATCAGGATATTACGGTAATCTGTTTCAATCGGATATGTAACTCCGCCCACTTCAAGGCTGTCCGGCAGGAACTTCATCGGCTTCCACGTCCTTTAAATACTGGTTCATCTTCTCTCGGTTCTTTTCGTTATAGGCTTTTACAGCCGGCTGCATCAGTTCCAGCAATCCATTTAAAACCTCTTCAAAAAGATAATTCTGACCGATAATGCATAACGGGGACTGGCCTGCAAAAATCGTGTCATACACATCCGCATTAAAAATGCCATTAAAGGCCTTACGCATGGCAACCGTAAATTCAGCCACATATGCCCCGTTCTTTTCCAAATCCGTTTTAGGGCTTCCGTCCGGATTCAGCTCAATCCCTTCCGGGATCTGGTAAGCGCTAAATTCATTCTGAACGCTCAGAACACGGTTAATAATCTCCGGATCAGCCGGATTAAACCGTATTACCCGGCTTGGATCATCATTAACCATGAAACTCTCATAACCATCATTAAAATTAAGACTTCTCATTCGGACCCCTCTTCATTCTTTCCCATCTTCTACAAACGCCTTAGTAGCCAACGTAAACAAGCCCTTCACCCTGTTGCCGGTATGGTGTACATTAAACGGGATCTGGTATCCGGTTGTATCACCGCCATAGCTGGAAACCTCAATAATGGCATCTTCTTTATATGCCACATAAGAGCCAGTCTTTGACTCATCCTCGTCCCAAAGATGCACTTCCACCACGGAAGTCTTCAGATCATCCAAAGTCTGGCGCTTATCAATGATTGCCTGTAACCGTTCAAACAGAGGATCGCCAATCTCTGCATAATACGGTTCAGCAGATGCCTGAGGCTGATAGCTGTCCAGATTTACAGAAGTTTCACCTAAAATATTGTTTTTAGTTTCCACATTGGCGTTCATTTCCACATTGAACTCTTCCAGATCCTTGCCTAAGCGGACATATTTTGCCGCCTCTGATCCTGCTCCCGGAGCTACCGAATCAATATAGTGCGCCATGAATTTACGTTTGATTTTCCCTGTTACTGCTTCTGGCATTTAAAATTCCTCGCTTTCTATTTTGTACTGGGCGTAGATCTGCAGCTGATACATTACGCCACTGTCAACGGTGTCCCCCATCAGCCCCATGCTCATTGCATTGGCTGTGGTTGCCTTTAAAAAAGTTCCCTTTAGTTCCTGTTCTCCGGCCTGAAATGTAAGCTCATCCCCGGGAGGCAGCCTCTCCAGCCAGAGTGACAGCTCCAGAAGGAAGTTGCTGTTTGCTAGCCGGTTATAATCTGTAAAGGACTGACCGACCGCATACATAACAAAATTATGCTGCCGGATCTGGTTTCCCAGCACATCCTCCTTTACCAGGCTGTCCCCGTTACTGGTCAGGCCGTAATTGACCGGGTCTGGCTCCGTAAAATCAATATGGATCTCATCTCCGGCCAGAAACTCAGAAATCTTTGGATACTCCGTCAATGTCTGACGCATATAGTCTATGATGGTCATGAACTTCCCCTCCTATCTGCCAGAGCCTGCGCCGCCCGGAGGATATCATCCTTGTGGTCTGCCTTCATCCTCTCAAACCACTTCTTGCCACGCATGGGAGCCCCAGTGTATGTCAATTCCCGGTTTGTGCGAACCTTGATTACACCCTTCCGGGAATACCACTGACCAAAATATGGCCCTGGAGTATTGGATATCCAACCAGCACATTTTAATTCAGGATCTTCATACACAATGCCCTCATAGAGGTAATGAGCGTAAGGCCCAGGAATGTCGATCTGCCCGGATCCGACCACAGTCGCCATAACCATCATGTGTTCCAGCTCTCCCGCCTGTCTGCGTGGCATATATGAGGACATGTACCTCATGCACTCACTGTCTACCAGCTTTTGTACCGGCCCATTTTTCTGCAAGCCACGGGCTCTCAGAAGAGCCTCGGTGGACTTCATTTCAAATTCAACCTCCATAATGCCTCCTTACTTGCAGGACAGCTCATAATGCCACACGGATTCACTGCCATACAGCCGTTCATCTGCTGTGGTAACGGTCACATAATCATGGGACGCCTTTAAGGCTGCCAATGACTTCGACAAGGCTTCCTGCGTGCTGCTGTCGATTTCATCCGTAATAATCCCTTTGACAGCCAGATCTTTTCCTCTGGTGATACGCAACGGACGATTCAGGCTCTCATACGGGATTACCAGCAGGACAGAAGCCGCATCCTTCTGCCCTGTCTTCAGAAATGTGGACTGCTGCACATCCTCCCAGTACACTCCCTCAATGGGGACACGGGTATATCGTACGTCCCTGCCCTCTTTGCTGTACAGGTATAATGTCACATCTGCATTGGTATACATCTCACACCCCCTGATAACACAGGCCGGTACCTCCAAGCCATTTCATCACGATGGCCTCCTGTTCCCTGGCATATGCAGAATCGCTCTCTCCCGAAGAGGCAAAGCTGACGGAATAGGTTCCAATCTTCTCGGACGTTTTCCCACCAGAATCCCTCTTCTGCTTTTCTCTGGAAAGCTCAGCCTCTGCCAGCTCACAGCAGCACAGGCGCACCGCCTCCGGAATCTTCGCCGTCTGCTTTAAACGTCCGAACGTATAGCTGTCAATCACCTGGCTGGCCTGACGGGAATAGAAGTCAAAGCCGGCGCTGATGACCGGCTTACGGCCTAACAAATATCGGTCTGTATAGAATCCTTCATCTGCATAACTCATCAGCGCCCAGCTCCTTTCTACGCATTCGGGATCAGGGTAACTGCTTTAGGTACTGCGGACTTGTCCACGGTCACTGTTTCTGTCACAGTGCCATACCCACTCTTCTTGATCTTTGCCGGATAGGTGCCCGGACGCAGATGGAACTCTGCCACGCCGGAAGCATTGGTTTTCAGTCTGGAACCATTGACGTCTACAATGGCACCTTCAACCGCTTTCGGCTCACTGTTGTTGTCCTTGACTGTAAATGTAACCTTCTGGGTGGTCATTGCCGTCGCTGGCTCCAGATAAGCAAACGGACAGCCCACACGATCCTCATCCATCCTGGTTGCAGGGTTCGGGAGCGCCCATCCCATACGAAATACGACACGCAGCGCCACCATGTCCTGCTGAGCCAGGTTGTAAGCGATTTCTTTTGTAGCAGGATCCTGAATAACACCCTGATCCAGGATTTTTACAGTGATATCCTGACGGATCGCGTATACAGCCTGTTTGAAATCACCAATAATCAGCTGAGCGATCGTATTGTCAAATGCACCGTTCTGCGGGAAATACATAGGCGCACCATCCAGTGCATAGTTTGTGGATCCCTGCATATCTGACTTAAAGATCGGGGTTCCATCCGTAGCCTTAATCCCTCTCAGTTTTGCCCTCATTCCCATGGATGCCAGAGCACCTGTGGACATATAACCATCTTCCTCTACCTTGGAAATAACACCGCCTTCTCCAAGAATCAGATCATAATAATCAGGGCTGCCGCTAGGTGCTACGTTATTACCTGCCTGACGTGCCAGAGTAACAATATCGTTCTGCCACTCTGCCGGACGGTTCACGCCAAAGATAATGGCACTGTCCACCTTCTGGCCGATCGCCTCATTCACCCTCGGAGTGATCTCTCCGAAAATGTCAAACTCTGCATCATCCAGTACCGCCTCCGGAATCGGAATGATGACTGCCAGCTCTGCCGCATTGATATACACATTATCCCATGCCTGCTTGCTGGTCTGCTTCATACCGGTATCACCGTTTACCCAGTAAGCAGTTGGCAGGAAATCCAGTACGCGGATGCGGGTCTGGTTGCTTGTCATATTCGGCAGCTTGCGCGCTAAAGACATAAATACTGACTGTTTGGGAGCGTCCTGAAAAATAGTGGATACCACCTGCTCACGGATAATGGCCTCTGCATCGGCCCTGCTTGTAATATGTACTGCCATATTGTTTACCTCCTTATTCTCTTCCTAAAATGTTTCTTAATGCTGCATTGGCTCTGGCTTTTGTGTCCTCCGTCGCTGCACCGCCCGGGCCAGGCGTAGAAGACACCACCCTGGGAATACTGACATCCTGAAACAGATATGCATTGTCCTTCTTCACCGCATCCAGGGCGGCCTTGATGTCTGCTTCCTGGTTCTTGCTGCCTTTCAGCTTTTCAACGTCCAGGAATGGCATGACGGCTTTCAGATTCCTTGGCTTATAGCCCTCTGCCGTTGCCTTTAACAGGTCATTAAAATCCCTGTCGGCAATCTGCTTCTGATACTCTGTTTCCTTGTTTGCCAGATCAGCAGTCAGCTGTGTGATCTTGCCCTGAAGCTCCTGGACATTTACGCCCTCAAAACTTTTAAGCGTAGTCTGCGCCGCTGCAAGCTGGGCCTTGTAGTTATCCCGGTCCTGCTTAATCCCGTTAAGCTCCTTACCATATTCGGCCATTACATAATCAATCTGCTCCTGTGTCAGACCCTTTGCCTGTAAATCTTCTGTTTTCATTTCCTGCATCCTTTCTTTGTATTGATTCGCCATTAGGTTATTTATAGGTGTGTAACCGTCCACCAAACGAATGACTGTTTTAGGTCTCATCATCTGACCGAAAAAGGCGTAAAAATAACACCCAGGCACCGCCTGCGTGTCTATGACTAATTCTATGACTTGCTATGACTAATTTTTCCGCACTTGACACACCACCTCACATACCCGCCATAAGGGCCATGGCGACGGCACCAGTGCTTTTTATACAGGTGCTCACATTCAGGATTCGCCCTGCAAAAGAACCGTTTCAGCCAGTTTAGAAATCTACTCATTGTGTATTCCTTCCTGTTGCGACGTCACAACGCTAAAAATGGGTATAAAAAACCACCGGCCATTACTGACTGGTGGTATCTACTCTTCTTCCCATTCGGTTAAATCTTCACTTTCCTTTTTCAATCGTTCTAATTCTGCATTTCTTTCCTCTTCTGTCATTTCTTCATGGACTATGGCATCCTTACCCCTTATTTTAACTCCTTCCATTCAATTCCAAACTCCTTTTCAAATTCTTTTAATGCAATCAGCTGTGCATCTTCTATGCCATAAGTGTATGGCTTGGAAACATATTTGTCAACGGTCTTATTAAAATATTCACTGCGAAATGGTTTATCTCCGGCTTTGTACTGGAACACTCTTCCATCATGGGTGACTACTACTCCAAATGCATATCCTCTTGCTCCAGCAGATACAAAATCTCCTCCTGTAGGATATAAATTTGTTGGGTGATTGTGCATCCCTATAATCCCCTCTGTTTTAGCATAACTCCGAATCTTCTCGATCTCTTCTTTGGATAATTCCACTCCCAGGTCATTAGATCCGCTTGTTTTAGAAAAAAGCCTTTTTCCGCTCTTCGCACTGATAATATACAGATCTTCTCCGTCACTTCCGTTTCTATGGACAAGCATGGCTCTTGCATATTTCCTTAAAGAATCATTTACTGCTGAATTTCCAGTAAGTTGTGTAAATTTACTTCTGAACAGATCCGTTTCAATCTTCTTTAAGTCAACAACATTGCTGCCCTTACGAAGATTCTCAATATTCGCACTTTCTGTTTCTGTACGAATAAAAGTCTTTTCTCTCCCGGATATATTTTTTGCGATCCTCAGCCGTTCCCGCTGCTGCCTGAGCCCCATTTCCTTAGAAAACTCTACATAGGTCTTGTTCGTCAGCCTCAGCCTGCTCTTAGCCGCTGTAATATCATCCTGATCAGCCTTAGCCTCCTCTAAAAGCTTAACATCCTGCTTCTGTTTCCGGATCGTGCGCTCCAAGCGCCGTTGATACTGTAAGGCTCCATATGTATCGTATTCACGCCCATTAAACAGCTTTTTTTCATTTTCTTTCCGGTTCTGTTCTTCCAGCCACTCATCTGTATACCTCCGTTTGCTGATACCTGGAAGGAAGGGAAAACGGATATGGTAGCAGTTAATACCGGCAAATCCCAGCATCTCCCCCAATCCGCAGACTGTCCGCATCTCCTCAGAGGAGTAAACCTTCCCCTGCCAGCTCTGATGGTTCAGGTACCCAGCCCCTGTGTTTCTGGCCCCCATGTGCCAGTCTACTTCCCAGTAATCTGTCCCCAACTCCTTGGCGTTCTTCTCATTCACCTTATCAACCATTTGGGCTACGCCCGTCATCACCGCACGCCTTGCAGCCACCTCAATCCGGTCGGATTTTCCAGACGCATAATCCACGGTCCGGATGCCGCTGGCTGTCATCTCGTCAATGACTTCCCCTATGGCCTGACTGTACGTCCTTGTACCGGTAGTGATCCCCAGCATGGCTTTGTCCAGGCTGCGCTCCAGATACTCCGACAGCGGCGTGAATACCTTTCGTCCTCCCATCTGCACATTGAACCCGGTTGTCTGGGTGATGTTTTCCATCGGCCTCAGGCTGTCCCTGGTCTGTTCCCTGACCGCTTCCACAACTTGCTGGAGCCATTGGTTTTCTTCATAAGGCAGATAGTCCCGGCCTGCGGCCTCATAAATAGCCTTGTTGCGGATATAATCAGACTGTGCAGCCTGATCGTAGATCTGGTCGATATCAAGCCCTGCTGATTCAATCCCCTCCTGAAGCAGGCGCTTGATCCCTTTCCGGCTCTTGCCAACAGCATCCATCCGGATCAGCAGCCAGTCAATCACCGGAGTAATCTGGGATACCTCATTTATACGCTGTATGATTTCAGACATAACAGACAGCTCCAGCGCTGTCATGGTGCGCTCTAATGGCTTTGGCAGCTTCTCCAGTTCTTCGGGTGTCATGGTATCACTCCTCTACCAATGCAGGCTCCGGCAGATTTTTAGCAGCCTCCTCCAATGTCTCGCCGTACCACTTACTGCGGTACTCAGCCAGAGACATTACGCCCATAGCCACATCCTGCCGGTCGGTCTGGCGTTCTTCTTCTGCATCCACAATGATGCTGTCATCCCATACAAAGGATACCTGATAATCATTTCCCGGTGGAATCAGGCCATACAGCGCAGCCCAGAAGTTCATGGCGTATACCAGATCTTCCAACGCCCTCTGTAAGGCCATCTGCGTATCCGAAACAAATGTGTACGATCTCTGTTTGCTGACTTTGATTTCCGTAGCCGTCTTGTCCACGTTCTGGGGATCTGACAGGGTACCGTAGGCCAGATTGCAGGAAAACTCGATCAACCTCAGCTGGGCGTTGAATCCATTAAACAAGGCTGTGTCCCGGATTGCCGGAGAGAATACATCAATAAACGGCTTATCCGTTGCACCAGTCGCATAACTTACTCTGCGGTATAGCCTCTCTTTGCCTCCTGGATATTCAAACTTATTCTGGTCTGTATTGTATTTTAACAGGCTCTCCGCGATATGTACTGCAAGCTGCGTGCCCTCATACTCCCAGCAGATGTTTGAATACCGCTGATCTGCTTCTGCTATCAGCTCGTCTGCCCTGGAATATACCGATACCCCCAACGGGCTGTCTGTGTCCTCCGCATTTGCCATAGGGACCTTGAAATACCCAAACAGGAGCCGGTCTGATCCTGCAAGCGAAAGCTCCGGCACCAGCTCAGACCATCGCTCAACACTGCTGACCTCTATTTCTGTCCCCAGGCTGTAATCATTGGTTGCCACGAAAGCCCTGTTTGTGATATGGATCATATCATTCTGTAGCGTGTGTACTTCCAACCGGGTATATATCTTTTTCCCTTTCCGGAACTGCTCTGTAAATACACATTGCAGGATCCGGCCTGAATCATCAAAGGACAGAGGGAAAAAGCCGTCTGCCTGCACATACTGGACTGCAAGCCTTGTCTTAGTCATATATGGCTTAAGGATCAGGCCGCCTTTTGCACACCCATACTCCACATAGCGCCGCAGGTCAGACAGAACGTTCCTCTGGTACTCCTGGTTCAGATATGCAGCAGCTTCCCCGCCGGTAATCTCAGACTGCATTTCCAGTGTCACCAGCCTGGCAATCTCTGAGGCGATGGCTGCCGGGATCTGTGCACTTTTTACTTTTTTCCGGTCTACCCATGGAGCATGATTCTCGTACATGGCTGTCCATAGCTCAATCGCAGAGGCCATCTGTGAGGTCAGGCACACATCCACCTGCGTATTGGAATCCTGATTCAATATCTCCGTGACTGCCGTCAGCATCTTTGAAAACTTCATTCTCATCACCTCTATTCGTACCGGATAAACCGGCTGATATCCCGCTCAAACGTATATTCAAACGCATCCAGCGTATCTATGTCACTGGTACCATCATCCAGCCGCACATCTTCCACAAGGCTCTTCTTTTCGTCCCAGAGAGCTGTAGTAAGAGCATCCTCCAATGTCTTGCACTGGTCCTGTATGTAAAAAAAGCGGTGCTGGCTGAGCATCCGCTGCGTGAATCGTATCCGGTCATTGATCGTTGTCTTAAGCGCGTTCTCGATCCGGATCCAGCCAAAACCCGACTTCCTGACCGCCGTCCTTAAGCCTGCAATCAGTGTCTGCTCTGCACTGTCGCAGTAAACAGCCGTGATAAATCCGTACAGGTTTATAATCTTCAGGCAGAAGTCCACAAACAGATCCCCCAGCTTATCTGGATCAATGCTTCCGTTTTTGCTCATATGCCGCTCGCTGGCAAGGGCAATAATGCTGTGGTATGCCCTGGAATAGGCCGTAGCAACAAACGCATGGCCGGAGCCGGATCCACCAAAGTCCACACCAATGTTGATCTGCATGATACTCTTGGGTTTCTCTTGGATTGCAAACGGATTATCTCCTCCACTGGATATTGCATCGCACATCAACTTATACACGGAGCCTTCCGCCGCTACCCACAGGCCCCGGATATACCGGTCATACAGGACTGTCCCCTTGTACTCCTTGCAAAGCTCATCCACAAATACAGGGCTTAAAAACGGATTATCGAATATCTCATACTTCTGACAGTAAATATCTGCATTCGAATCCAGAAACTGCTTAAACCAGTGCTGCGGCGCATCCGGATTACAAGCCCCGTCAAAACAGGAATACGGCTTATCCAGACGGGATTTTAGCATATTGAATACATCCTGATTCCAGTCCACTACCTCATCACCATAGCAGTATTTCAGCGAAGATCCACGGATCTTGGATACCTGACTGACCTTCTCAGCACCCAGGCAGTAAACATCCTCACCAAACATGGGGCAGATGTTTTGAGAGTTGATATCCCCCACAAGGTTTGTGCCCCAGATACGCTGTAAGGGCTCGACGATGTTTCGCTGGATCGTGCCCTTAGAAACACCCAGGATTGCCACCAAGCCCTCTTTTCCAACTCTGGCGCGGATTCTCTTAGGGATTACATAATAGTCCATATAGGTCTTTCCTGAACGTGTAGCCCCCACCTTGATATTCCATCGGTGGCTTGCGTTCTGAAAAAATTCCTGCTGCTTATCAGAAAATGGCATATCACACAACTCCTTTGATCTCACCCAGGACCTCATCCAGGCGGCTCAGCTCTGCATCATTATCAGTGCCTTTCAGCTTATCCGTCTGGGCTTTGATCTGAGCGATGCGGGCGCGCTGTTCCTCCTCATCGAGATCAGAAGGAGGCTTCTCTCCCCATCCAGAAAAATTATTGCTCAGACTGAACTTTGCCCCATTAGATCCGTCACGGTCAAATAGACGCTCTTCTGCGTACTGCTCCACTCTAGTCTTTGCACGCGTTATCGTGTCATTAAATTCTTTTTTGCCTTGGTAGTTTAACAGTGCCTGTCTGCTCGCAAACCCCAGCGCAAGCGCCAAGCCCGTGACTGTGGGCGGCCTCTGATTGATGATAACCGGATTCCCCCATTTATTTAAAATTGGGTTTCCTTCCGTGTCTTTCAGTATTTCACCTTCACAATCTTTAAAATACTGCTCAATCAGGCTTTCAATCTGTTCTTTGCTCTCATACTTGGGCGGCCTTCCGACCGTCTTCTTTGCCATCAGGCTCACCTCTAATCTATATTTTGTATTTATCCGCAATTACTCCACAATATGTTGATAACCAAGCATAATAAAAGCCCCCAGCAAACGCCAGGAGCTAAAGGAGAAAAAATGCCAAACCCCCCACCAAGCTGTAACACCTGGCAGGAGTATATTGAAAAGGAGGATCACAATCGCGGGGGATGGATTTGAACCATCGACCTTCGGGTTATGGGCCCGACGAGCTGCCAGACTGCTCTACCCCGCATTACTGCCCTGGAGGCTAACCAGGGCGATGAGAGAAAGACATATTATGTACTAGCCCAGGTGTGGGCCAATCGACCGCTGGCTGTGACACCGAGCGGTCGAAAATCACACATTGAGGAAATAATCCAGAAGCCGCTGGCTGGATGCCTTTGGCTTCGGATTCTATTATAAAACGATATTTCCGATATAAACGATGTTTTTACTTAATCCCACAACTTTTTAAATACTTATCACGAATATATAACCGTGGATAATCCGGATTGTCTCGATACCCCAGCCTCTTTGCAATTTCTTTCCACGGCAGACCTTCCAGATAGTAATACTCAAATACTTTTCTGGTAACGGCATCTTCAATATCTTCAACCCATTTTCTGATTGCCTCAGCTTCTGCCTCTTTTCTATCCAGAACACAACGCTTCCTCCGGTATCGCTCGCCATCAAATCCAACAACCGCCTGAGGACGTTCAAATCCTTTGCTGTAGTCCTTTATGACACTGTTTCCCAGGCCGGCATCTGTTGTGTTCATTTCATTCAGTTCCCACCTCAATATCGCAATCTCTTTCATTAGTTTCTGGTAACTTTCCAGACGTTCGACCGTCATTTCCAACGGCATCACCTCCAAACTCTTCCAGTTTCATCTCTAATTGCTATCCGTCCAACAATTTCCACATTGCACTCTCTGGCAGCAGCCTTCATCAGCCGAATTACCAATTCCACATTGTCCGGCTGCTTGTCTGCCCTGTGGATTGCCTTCCCTGCTGTCGGGTCTGGATAGCCTTCTGCGTTCTTCATCCGGATTCACCTCCTAAATTCCAAAATCCCTCAGTGTCAACTGCATCCTAAAATCATCCAGCCTCTTTCTGGATCTCTGATACATTCCTGGATCCTTTTCAAATCCCACATAACGTACCCCTGCCTCGTCCAAGGCAATCAGGCTGCTGGCGCTCCCAACATGCGTATCCAGCACATTCCACCCTGGCTGTATGTATTTCTGGGTCAGCCAGCGATAAAGATTGACTGGTTTCTGGGTTGGGTGGATGCGCTTCTCGTTTAGCTTTTTATTTCCCTGGGCAATCCTTCCCTCAGATACGCTCTTTCCCTGCATCATCCCGCACCACATATACCGAAAAATTTTGACCGAATCATGCAGGCTGCAGGAAGCGATTTCGCAGTTGGAAAAGCAACTGGTATCATTACATTTATCCCAGACAATCCTCCCCGGCGGGAAGTGCCAGTCAAAATAATTACAGCCAAATACAATCTGATGCTTTGACACCCGTTCCAGTTCCAGGAAATATTCCTCGCCTGGAACCTCCCATGCCTGTAATGGTTCATAGATGCGCTGCACTCCTATCGGGCTCACCTTTCTCCCAAAGAACCCTCTCCGTTCCGGACCTGAAAAATAGGGCGGATCCACAATCGCAATGTCAAAAAACTTATCCGGAAATTCCCGCATCCCATCCATGCAGTCCATGTTGTAATATCCGTAATCCATTATTAATCCTCCTGATACGGTTCTGGTAGCGGCATCCAGGCAGCAATTCTCACCGGCTCATCACCCAGATACCAGGATCCAGCATAATACTGCACAAAACAGCATCTTTCTCTGTATTCGTCCCAACCGATTACACTGTTAAGAGATTCTTCCGGCAGCCGTTCCTCTACTGGGATCCACTTTACACCAATCATTTTAAGGATTGTTCCTGCCTTCAGACTATAGATTTCCTGCGGTGTAAGGCCGGTATCTTCGTATGCTGCCAACCGCTCAATCAGTGCGTCTTTCTTCTCTGAGCTCCAGTACCCTGTCTTAATCCCGCTGCTGCGGGGATGCGTTAATCTTTCCATCTCTCTCCATCCTCCTCAAATACCTCACAACTTCATCTTCCGGAATATGTACATCCCTAGCAATCTCCTCGATACTCCATCGCGCCCGGTACAGCGCACCTATCTTCCCCACATCAACAGGCTTATTTACCTCATAGACGGGCTTTTTCTCTTTCCTCGATACTTTTACCGTCTTTCGTGGCAAAACCTGACTATACCCCCTTAACGGCTCTCCTAGCACCCTTTCCAGTTCGCTTATGTTGTCGTAATTGGGATTATATCTTTTGTGTTCCCAATCAGATATTGACTGATAGCACACACCGACAGCCAGCCCTAGTTCCGCTTGGGTCATTCCTTTTTGCTTGCGCAGTTCTTTAATTTTGTCACCAAGATCCATGTCATCCCTCCTCCAGCACTTGCCTGTGCACCTCATTAAACTCACACAGACACGTGTTTTCTATCTCAACTTCCCGCCAGCTACAATCATCGCAGTCCTTGCAGCCTTCGTAATTTGTCTCTTCTGCCATTCGCCAACACTCCCGCAGGTCAGCAACCATCTCATCCGTCACACTCACCTGGACTTCCACGTGCGGCGCCGGGAAGAATTTAATCTTTTTCATTTCTTTCCTGCCCCCTTAAACTTATAAACATCATTTCGCTGCCTTTTAATCTGCGCCCGAAGGCGATTCTGCTTATTTGCTCTGCTCTTGCTCATTGATTTCCCCCTGTTCTCAATCTTCCAGCCACCTGTTATCCAGATAACAGAATCCAACTACAGCACCTACAGTCAGCACTATCCACAAAGCCCAAAACATTACATTTCCAACACCAGAAGTGCAGCTGTCTAATGCCTGTTCAATCGTATAATCTTTGAAGAACCTGGAATTATCCAAAATCGTTCCGTCAGATAATTTGGTGTAAACAGTTCCAGTATGCTTAATGGGTGTTCCATAATATTTATATCTTATTTCACTAGATTCTTTTATGGTATCAATGTATTCTGTATCTGGTATTTCTACTTTTATACTAGGCAATACAACTCCACAAAACATTATCTCCAAACTTTGTTTATTTTCCCGATTCACTTCATCCCATGTCCAGTATGTTTCTGTTCGCACTTTGGTAGTTTTTCCGACTTTAACTGTATATGTTCTAGTATGCAATGTATGTTTTTCTTTTACTTTTTCCACATAAAGATACTCTCCACCAATTTCATCAAATGTTACTACATCAACAGCTCTCAGATCTCCATATACAAAAGCATTTCCTACATTGGTATCCATTCCATACTGGAATAACTCTGAATCCTCAATATGTACCGCTTTTTGGTATTCAGCATTTTTATCGTTCTGGTCATCAGTGATCTTCCCATATACGAAGAAGCCGATTGTCAGCATGACTGCTGCTATGGCAATGCTTATTATGATTTCACGCTTGGTTACTTCCATAAG